GAATGGTGCTGCTAGTCAGTACTTTATCGTTGGATATAAAGGTGCTTCTGCATTTGACGCAGGATTATTTTACTGCCCATATGTACCTCTACAATTAGTTAGAGCAGTAGATCCTTCAACTTTCCAACCAAAAATTGGATTTAAAACTAGATATGGTTTTACTTCTAATCCTTTCATTCAGTTGGATGGTTCTGGCGATCTAGTTGCTGACGAGAACTACTACTACAGAAGAGTTAAAGTCACTAACTTAATGTAATCTTAGAACTCTAAGGTACAATCCTTAAAAGGGGAGCTTCGGCTCCCCTTTTTTTTGTGCTTTACTTTTAAGTTTTTTTCAGGCTAAATAATAGTGTTAGTTTTACTAACATCGTTCATTCACTCTAAATGTAGCAGTGGACGGAAGTAAGTAGGAAAAGGAAAACCTCCCAGCAATGGGGCAAGCTAGTACCAATTAGACACGATCGAAAGGGAACGAGACCGACAATCCAACTGAAGGAACGCATTGGCTGTCATTTTAATATGACTTAATATTAACCAATGAAAACTGGAGGAAACGATGACTACTTTCTACAGAGGTATCAAAGTCACTGACGAGAATGTTAGCAAAGAGACTAAGAAGTCTAATGCTGGTATTTACAGAGGTGTCAAGCATGGTACTATCGAAAAGGAAAGTGCAACTGTCAAAAGCGATTTATCGTATCGTGGCATAAAGCACTAATCTTATTAGAGGAGCTGGGTGGTGTAAGATTTATATACTTATAACCTCCCAGCTTTTTTATTTGTACTAAATATTTTTGGTGGTAATAAAAATTTATTTTTTTATAACCTTTTTTAACCCTTAACAGGAAAAACCATGTCCACAGTTATTAAATTAACGAAGAGCATGGTGCGAAAAACCAAAGCACTCGCCAAATTTCTAGCATTCATTGCTCTTCCTTTAGGATTCCCAGTTGCCACAGTCGTGACGATGCGACTGAGTTATCTTGGATTCTAAATCAAACAAAACTCACGAGGACGATGTCGACTTCATGTTGAAGAGACCACTATTTTATATGGTGTTCTTACCATCCTGTCTCGCCATCGTTCCTTGTACTCTAGCTGTTTCAGTCATCTGGTATCTACAATATTATCACTAATTGAGGTTTCAAAAGACCTAAATAGTAGTGAGGATATTATGTCTAGATTGATTGAATATTACGAACGAATGATTGACTGGTTTCAAGTCACATTCGAAATAGACTATTATAAATTAATATTAATGGCTTTCCTATTTGGGATGGCTCTTGGTTTGTTTATACAAGGAATATGGTTATGACAAAAAGTTTGTTAAGAGATGTGGAAAATTTTGACAAGATGGTAGAGAAAACTTCTGACCCACGCATTAAAGAAATGTGGAAAAACAAAAAAGATTTAAAGAAAAAAATCGAACAGAGAGAAAATGGCACCAGAGGAACTACTAGCTCGTAGAATCGCAAAACTTGAGAAAGTTATAAAAGCTGCTCAAGACCATGGGTTCAAACAAATGTGGTCTTCCCATTTATTCCATTTAAGACAATTACAAAAAAAGAGAGTTAATTAATGACAGCTTATTCAAATGCATTCCCAGCAGACTTATCACCATTAAATCCTAATGGCTTTACATTCAAAGTGTCTAGATTACCTGATACAACTTTCTTTGTACAATCTGTAAACTTGCCTGGAATAAATCTAGGTGAATTTATGCAAGCTACTCCTCTTGTTGCTAGTCCTATCCCTGGAGAAATAATTACTTACCAAGATCTTTCAGTAGAGTTTCAAGTTGATGCTCAAATGATAAATTGGAAAGCTATACATGACTGGATGATTGGACTCGGATATCCCGAAAAGCACGAACAATATCTTTCTTACTTAACATCTGATGAGAAAGCTAAGATATCAGAAATATCTCAAAACTATTCAGATGCAACACTTCAAGTCCTATCTGGACAAAACACACCAGTGAAAACCTTTACATTTGTAGATTGTTTCCCTACTGCTCTAGACCCTATACAGTTCGAGTCTAAAATGCAGGATGTTATGATGGTTTCAGCTCGTGCAACCTTTAAATTTACATATTATAACATCTCTTAATCCTTTACTTTTAACTAATTTTAGAATAGAATAGACCTTGTATAAGGAGTATTTACAATGAATTTGACAGAACTACAAGACGAATGGAAAGCTGACTCTATTATAGATGACGATCATCTAGATAAAGAAGCTGTTCGCATTCCTAACTTACATCAGAAGTATTTAAAATTTTTGATGGAGTATAAATTAAAACTTACAAAGCATAGAGCAGAGTTTCATGCCTTACGAAGATTAAAAATAAGATATTATAATGGCGAACTGTCTAGAGAAGAGTTGCAGGAACACGACTGGGACCAATACCAAGGCATAAAACCTATAAAATCAGTACAAGACGACCTATTACATGGCGATGACGACCTAATTAAGATGACTGTACGCATAAGTTATCTAGAAGACATGGTTTATGCATGCGAAAGTATCATGAAATCAATCTCAGGTAGAGGTTGGGACATTAAAAACTCCATTGAGTGGAAAAAATTTATATCTGGTGCCTAAAATAACAATAGAAAAAGCAAGCAACATACATATTCGTTGCTTTTCCGATCCAGGCACTGAACAGGAGCTGTCTGACTACTTCACATATTCAGTTCCAGGAGCACAATTCACTCCACAGTTCAGATCTCGTCTCTGGGATGGAAAAATACGACAATATGACAGAATACGACACACATTATATCTTGGATTATACAAATATGTAGAAAGATTTGCAGTTGAACGAGGTTATGAGATAGAATGTAAGGATTTAATCGTTATAGACCGAAAAATACCCTTTGAAGAGGTAGAAAACTGGGTAGATTCACTAGATTTAGCATCTAAGGGGTCAAAACTCTCCGTGAGGGAGTATCAGACTGAAGCTATACATAAAGCCATTAATGACCAAAGAACACTCCTAGTGAGTCCTACAGCGAGTGGAAAATCATTAATTATCTATTCAACTCTGCGATACTTACTCAATATGGGTAAAAAAGCAATAATCATAGTACCAACGACTTCATTAGTAGAACAACTCTATAAAGACTTCCAAGACTACTCATCCATCAATGGGTGGGATGTAAATCATCATGTACAAAAACTATATTCAGGATTTACAAAAGATATTACGAGTGATGTATTAATTACAACATGGCAGTCAGTTTATAAACAACCAAGACAATGGTTCTCTCAGTTTGATGTATGTTTCGGAGATGAAGCACATCAATTTAAAGCAAGATCCCTTACGACCTGTATGGATAAATTAATTAATTGCGATTATAGAATAGGCACGACTGGTACGATTGATGGAAAGAAAGTTCATAAATTAGTTTTAGAAGGTGTATTTGGACCAGTGTTTGCTGTCACTACTACTAAGCAATTGATGGAAGATAAAAAGGTTGCTGAATTAGATATTACTTGTTTATTATTAAAATACGATGAAACAGATAGAATGGGTAGAAAGAATAACAAGTATGCTGATGAGATGGATTATCTAGTCACTAATGATGCTAGAAATAAATTCATAGTCAACTTGGCTAGTGATTTAAAAGGAAACACATTAGTACTGTATCAATTTGTACAGAAGCATGGAATTCCACTATACGAAAACCTAAATAAAAAGGTAGATGGTTCAAAGGACATCTGGTTTGTTTCAGGCGACACTGTCGTAAAGGATAGGGAAAAGGTCAGAGAAATAGCAGGCGATACAGACAACAATATAATAGTTGCTTCATTTGGTACATTCTCGACTGGCATTAATATACCATCTATCGAAAACATTATTTTCGCTTCACCAAGTAAAAGTAAGATAAGAAACTTACAATCTATTGGTCGAGGTTTGAGATTGAAAGAGGGGAAGGATAGTTGCAACTTATATGATGTTGCGGATGACCTATCTTGGAAAAGTTGGAAGAATCATACATTAAGACACTTTTCTGAACGACTATCTATATACTCCGAAGAAAAATTTAACTACAAGATTGTAGAGGTAAATATATGAACAAGAACTTAATTAAAGAAGACGATCAGTTTGTTTTGGTTAAGTTAGCATCAGGCGAAATGCTTGTCGCTACTCTAAGACAACACACCGAAGAAACACTTTCGGTTGAGTATCCCTTTGAATTAAGAATACATCAAGATAAAAGAAAAGACCAGATAGTTGATGTCACTGCTGCTGCACCATTCTGTGGTTTCGCAGAAGATAGAAAGTTTACCTTTAAGAAATCAGATATTATGTTTACTAAACAACTACACACCTATTCTATACCATTTTATATCGAACTAGTTGAAGAATATGAAAAACTAATAGATGTTCCAGTACCTAAGAAGAGTCTCTTTGAAACTCAAGAGATGTTAAGGAAGACTGCTTCCGACATGATTGAAAGAAACAAAGAGATATTGGGAGAGGACAGATACGAAGATACTAGTGAAATAATAGACGCATTATTAGGTATTAAAAAGGATACGATACATTGATAAGTATAACAATTCCAGCAAAACAATATATGCAAGCAAGACTTGAGAAGTCTGGCATGAAGTATGCACGACTCGCCCTCGATGGTGGAGGTTGTGCTGGGTTTACTTATAAATGGGAAGAAACAAATACAGTCGAGGATGGTACACTAATCGAGGATATAATTATAGTTGATAAGACTGCTGAATTATATGTACTAGGATCTGAGATTGATTATAAGGAAGATTTCGCAGGATCGCATATCGAGATTATAAATCCGAATGCTACTGGAAGTTGTGGTTGTGGTGAAAGTGTCGGTTTCTAATATAATACTCTACTCTATTACTTAACCCCCTACACCCCATACTCTAACTTTAAAAAACTTAAAAGTAAAGCAATTTTAAATAATTTTTTTAATAGTTTACTTTTAAGAAAACTTTATATAGAATAACTTATTATGAATGGAGAAATACATGGCAGTTTCTAAGAAGAAGCCACAACATTATGTTGATAATAAAAAGTTCTTGCAAGCATTGAAAGATTACAAGCAAGACTGTTTAAAGGCAAAAAAAGCAAAAGAAGACAAACCAAGAATCCCAGAGTATATTGGAGAATGTTTATTAAAGATTGGTACACACCTTTCATATAAACCAAACTTCATAAACTATACTTATCGGGAAGATATGATTTTAGATGGTGTTGAAAATTGTATTCAATATATACATAACTTCGATCCTGATAAATCAGCAAACCCTTTCTCATATTTTACGCAGATTATATTTTATGCTTTCTTACGAAGAATAAAGAAAGAGAAAAAACAAACCTATGTAAAACAAAAACTAATTGCTGAAATGGATGTTGACGCATTTATGGAAGCAGGGGAAGATGCTGAAGGAACGAATGCTTATATTGAATATATGAAGAAGAACCAAACTCTAGACCCATATTTTGAAGCAAAAGAAAAAAAGAAGAAAGAAAAAAAGTCCACACCCATCTCTGATGCGTTGGATGATGTGAATGAGTAAAGTTGCGATTATTACAGATCTACACTTTGGTGCTAGAGGTGATGCCACCACATTTGTAGATTACATGGATAAGTTTTATACAAATACATTCTTTCCTACATTGAAAGAAAGAGGTATCAAGACAATATTAAATCTTGGCGATACATTCGATCGCCGAAAATACATTAATTATCATTCGTTGAAAAGATCTAGACAGTTCTTTTTCGACCCTATTAAAGATGCTGGTATGAACATGTGGATGTTGGCTGGTAATCACGATACCTATTATAAGAACACCAATGATACTAATTCTATCGACTTACTATTAAATGATTATCAAAATATTACTACCATACCTGAAGCGATGGATATAACAGTTGATGGTCGTGA